GTAGTTCGTTATAGTTCATCTTTGCTCTCTCCTCTTGTTGATGTTGTTGCATCATTACTTGATCGTAGTGTTGTTGTTGACTCATTTTGTTTTCTCTCCTGTTCGTCATATTTATCGTTTAATTCTTTTAAATCTTTATACACTTCTTCTAGTATTGAAGATATATGTTTTAAATCATTCGCCATATTATATACCCCCAAAACACAAAAAGAAACAACCATATCAATTTATTCATATTGCACCTGCTAATTTACCCATAATATGTAAGCATAACCATATATAAGCATAAAAAGCTATTACTGTCACTATCATTGTTTTAATATTCATCTTTCTCTCCTAAAGTTGACTACAATAGTTATATTAATGATTAAAATATGACTGTCAAGCTTTTTAGTAAAAAAATAGCAAAAAACTAGTAAAAAAGTAGTTTACAAGCGTTTTTTTGTGTGATAGTGTTCTTTTCTATGGAAATCTTACGTTTTATTATTTTAGACGAATTTGATGGAAAACCATTGAGAGCCTTTAGTAACAAGGCTTCTGCTCTATGGTTTCTTGAGAATAGACCTAATTGTAAGCTCCATGTGCTAAAAAGAGTCAAAAATGTGATAAATTTTGAACAATATGAAGAATGTCTATTTTAAGGAGAAATATGTATAAAATTAAGAACTGGGAAAAGTTTAATCTCTATAGAGCTAAAAACCCACGTTATCAAAAAAAGATGACTTGGTTCAAGTTTTATGGTACAGATTACATAAATAATATAGAAATTCACAAGCTATCTTTTGAACAAAAAGCTGTTTTAGTAGAATTATGGTGTTTAGGTTCTGAAAATGATGGAATGTTACCTGATCATTTTGAGATAGCTTTTAGGCTTCATTATCCTATTGAATTTATTGATAAAATTTTAAAAGAACTATTTACTAGAGGTTGGCTAGAAGAAAACTCGCAGCCTGTTAGGATAGAGAAGAGAAGAGAAGAGAAGAAGAGAGAAGATATATATGTCGTTAAAACGACCAATAGGTTTGATGAATTTTGGGAAAACTATCCTAATGTTCGTAAAGTAAACAAGAAAACTTGTTTAGAAAGATGGGCTAATAAAAACCTTGACGGAATAGCAGATGAAGTTATAGGATATGTCAAGCGTATGAAAGATACTCAATCATGGAAGGATGGTTTCTCACCAGCACCTTTAACGCTACTTAACCAGGAGAGATGGAATGATGGTGAAATACCTAAAGAACGTAAAGTTTGGGAAGGTGGAATATGAAACAACATAAATGGCATAAAGAAATAAAACCTTTAACACAACCTGAATATGAAGCTTTGCATTTAGAAGCTTTAAAATGGAATTGTAGTTTACCTATGTTTATACATTTACTTAATAAAAGATTTGGTATAGATGATGGATTAGATTGGGGACAAAAATGAAACAACATAAATGGCATAAAGAAATAAAAGCATGGGCTGATGGTGCAGAGATTGAGGGCAGAAAAAAAGGCTACCTAACAAATGAATTTTATGTGTTATCAGACCCTAATTGGAATAGTAATCATTGGGAATTTCGCATTAAACCACAACCTAAAGAGCCACAATATTTGTATTTATATAAAAACAGAAAATCATTAGAAGTTGTAATGCTTTGGTCAAATGATTTTGAAGGGAATTTATTAAGATACATAGGCAAAATTAAACTAGAGGTGGAAGAATGAATTTAGGAGAGGTAATTGATAAATTAACAGTAAGTCAATCAACTGTTCAAGATTTTTATAAGGAGGAATATTCTCATGCGGAATTTAAGGTTAAAAGCACGGATATATTTGCTGATGATTTGGTGCGATATTTTGGTGAGGAGATTCATTCTGGTAAATCGTTGGGCTGGATTAAGACGGAAGATAAATTTCGTGTTCGTAATTCTGAATTGACAATTTTAACAGGGGTATCAGGACATGGCAAATCCATGTGGCTTTCACAAGTCATATTATCTTTGATGCGACAAGATACAAAATGCTTGATAGCTTCATTGGAAATGAGGCCTGTATTAACTATCGCACGGATGATAAATCAGACATTAGGTTCACCAGAGCCGACAGACGATTACATACGCAAATTCTGTGAACGTGCAAAAGATAAATTGTATGTTTACGACCAGACAGGAGTTACTACTTCAGATGATATGATAGCGACCTTATATTATGGTAAACACATACTAGGAGTAGAAGTTTTTGTTATTGACAGTCTTATGAAAATGAGTGACATTAGTGAGGAGTCATTAGAAAAACAAAAATTATTTGCCGATAGACTTGCTGTAACTGCCAGAGACCTGCAGATACAAATTTTTCTTGTTGCTCACACACGTAAAATGAAAGATGAAACAGAGATACCAGATGCAACAAACATCATGGGTTCTAGCCATATTAGGAACTTATGCGATAATATCATTATGGTCTGGCGCAATCGGTATAAGGAAAAATTAGTTGAAGAAGGTAAAACTTCTGAAGATGAACTTAAAATTATTCCTGATGCAAAAGTTTTTGTTCAAAAAAATCGTAATGGTCAATGGGAAGGTTCATTTAATTTTTGGTTTAGTCAAAAAACTTTATGTTATAGAGAAGCACCATGACAATAAATGATTTTATAAAAGAATGTAAAAAGCTCTTTGGAGATGATATACAATACAAAGCTGTATCTAAAGACGGACAAATATTTAAGACGAAAGGATGGAAAGATGATAAAATACAATTTGACAAGAGCAAACTTACCGAACTTAATAACCAAATTAAAAGAACTAGATTTTAGTAAAATTTGGAAAGTTCAAGTGACTGAACGTAAACATATTAGAAATTTATCTCAAAATGATTATTATTGGGCTATACTTGAAGGATTGTCAGATTATCTTGGATACACCAAAGAAGAAATACATGAGCTTTTAAAATATAAATTTCTTAAATATGCTAAAGAAATAGCTGGACAACCAGTTGTTATTGTGCCATCAACGACTGATTTAGATACAGCACAATTTTCAGAATACATAGAAAATGTGTTAAAATTTGCTAACGAATACGGGTGTTCATTTCAAGATGGTTTACCGCAATACGAAACTCACTAGACTTTTAAGACAATTACCATGTCAGCATTGTGGCATACAATCAGATACAGTTTGTGCAGCTCACAGAAATGAGGGAAAAGGCATGGGACTTAAAAATTCTGACGCATTATGCGCTGCATTGTGCTATGAGTGCCATTACACTTTAGACATGGGTAAAAACTTAACTAAAGAAGAAAAGCGTGATATGTGGAATAGAGCTTACGTTACTACCATGCAATATCTTTGGGAACATGACATGATTGGAATATTATGAACAAAATAGAATTTGGCGATTGTAGGGCAATAATGAAGCGCTGGAAAGATGAAGGCGTTAAAGTTCAAACTTGTGTAACTTCTCCACCTTATTTTGGTCTAAGAGATTATGGCCATGATGGTCAAATAGGATTAGAACAAACTGTAGGTGAATATGTAGCTAATATGGTAGATGTATTTAGAGATGTTTGGAATATCCTTAAAGATGATGGAACTGTATGGCTTAATCTTGGTGATAGTTATTATAATTATAGACCAGGTAAAGGACAAGCGTTAAATAAACAAACCGTATCCAACACTAATCAAGATTTACCTACTACTTGTGCAAGACGTGGAAATAAACAAAATGGATTAAAAGAAAAAGATTTAATTGGAATACCCTGGCGTGTAGCATTTGCTTTGCAAGATTTTGGATGGACATTAAGACAAGATATTATTTGGCATAAACCTAATCCAATGCCTGAATCTGTTCGTGATAGATGTACAAAATCTCACGAATATATATTTTTATTTTCTAAAAACAAAAATTATTATTTTGATAATGAATCTATAAAAGAACCATCAATTCATGCAGGAAGAATTTTAAATTATGACGAATCTAAATATAAAGATGAAAATGGTAATGTAAAAAAAGGATATGAAACACACGTTACTGGTAAAAGAGAAATAAAAGATACCAAAAATAAAAGAAGTGTATGGGTAGTAACAGTAAAACCATACAAAGGCGCACATTTTGCTACATTTCCTAAAGAATTAATTACCCCATGTATATTGGCAGGTAGTCGTAAAAATGATATAGTATTTGATCCGTTTATGGGTTCTGGTACAACTGCTCAAGTAGCAAAAGAATTAGGCAGACAATATATGGGTTGTGAATTAAATCAAGAATATGAAGCATTACAAAATGAAAGGTTAAAATGAAATATTTAGTAGGTTTTATAGGTATATGCTTTTTACCTTTTGCAATAGTTTTTGTAGCTTTTGAAGCAGCTTGCATTTATGTAACTAATGTTTGTAACGAGGAATAATCATGGCATCTAAAAATGATATAACTGGTGACGTATTACAATCACGCATGAATAGCAAAGAGTTTGAAGAAAACTTTGACAAGATATTTGGTAATAAATTTAAATGCAATGGATTTTGTGGTCATCATGAATGTTTAGAGCATAAAGATGATTGTATAAGATTAAATAAACAATCACGCATGGATGTAATTGGTCAAAACGGAAATAGTGGAGATCATTACGAACTTGATGATGGACAACTTACAGATGAGCAATATGAAAAGATAAAAGAATATGAATACGAACTAAACAAGTCTACAGGTGATGTAGAAAAACGTTTTATGGATGGTATATCTAAACCTAATGGAGAACAATTTGGCAACGAGTCCGACTCAACTGAGTCTTAAAAAATTAAGAGATGAAGATTGGTTAGTAGATATTGCAGAAAGATTTATAATAGGTGCTAATATTAGAAAAGATTTATTTGGATTCGGTGATTTAGTAGCACTTAAACCTAATCAAATATTATTAATTCAAACCACCACAGCAGCAAATATCTCAAGTCGCATAAATAAAATAAAAGACCATGAAAATGTAGGTAGGGTTCGTGAAAGCGGTATGATGATTCATGTTCATGGATGGTTTCAGGATGATAAACGTAGGTGGCATTGTAAAGTGGTGAATTTAAGTTGAAATTTCAATCAGAAGAATATTACTATCAATACAAAGATGCAGTAATGGAAGCAATTGGTGAGGATAAAATGACTTGCCAAGAAATGTCTAAGAAATTAGATGTACATTACAACAGAATTAAATGGGTAATGTTTAGGCTTAGAAACGAAGAACATCTTTCATCACATAAAGTAAATGATGTTGCGTATTACTACAAACCTAAACCACCTTTACTACAAGACATATTTGGTCACAAGGTAAACTTTACGGAAGATCAAATTAAAGGATCAAAAATCTACAACGAAAAAGACGCTAAACATAATTTAAGATTTAATACAGAAAACGAATTATTTGGACATACAACACTTGGTGGTGACGGAGTTAAAATAGGAACATGACACAAGAAGATATTATTGTTATATACAAAAAAGTATTTCCTACAGGATACGAACCAATTACTGTAGAACGCATGATAAGGTTTGCTAGACTTGTAGAGGAAAAAATTAAATCATGATAGTTTATAGAGCTAATAGAATTAATGAAAATTTAATTTTAAAACGGTGGCATAAAAAAAGAACTTCTGATAAACATAAAAGACTTCATATAGATATGAATAAATTAAGAAAAAAATGGTGGCATTTTAGAAGAAGGTGGGTAAATGCTAACAACGGATAGATTATTGTGCATTTGTGAGGACTGGGCATTGTATATGAAATCACATGATAGCCATAAACTGGGATACCCTAAAAGCGCAGTAGGTTTTAGTTCAGGCGGTGAATCTACAGCAGATGCGTTTGAGGATATGGTATTAGCTCAAGATTTAAAGAATGTACATGTTATAGACGCTATTATCCATAGCTTACCTAAAGAGCAACAAGATGCTGTCTATTGTAGGTTTCTCAAAACTAGAAAGCCTTTTGCTTATGAGTTTAAATTAGAGCTTGCCTTTGATAACCTACTCACTATTGCAGATAGACGCATAAATGCCTAGTTTTCATTCAAAACTAATTTGCCAGTATTTTGAGTGAAAATCATATTTACAGGCAAAATAATTCACACAAGTAGGTCAAATTTTGATATAATCGCAGTTGTGGGATAATTGTATCTATATGTTCCATAAAAGCTCACTTAAAACGTGGGCTTTTTTTATTTCAATCATTCGGAGCAATAAAATTAAAATAAGCGTATGCGAGAGTTGTGGCGAGGTATATGACTATACTGGCTACCCCACTTGCCCTGAATGTATTAGAGATGGTGATACTACCAAAATAGACAAAGAGATACCCAAATTACTTCAGAAAGCTAAAGATGCCTTACACAGCCAAACAAAATAAACTTTTCAAAGCTGCAGAACATAACCCAGCAATAGCTAAAAAGGTTGGCATACCACAGGCTACTGCTGCAAAGATGGCATCAGAAGGCGTAAAGAAAGATCCACAAAAATTAGCTAAGGCTCTAATGAGAAAATAATATGATCGGCTCACCAGAAAACAATTTTAATACTATGCAAAACCAACAACCTAAAAATCAAATGTTAGGTAACGCTTTGCGTAATATGCCAAGCACTCAAGACTACAGTCAGCCAAAGATGTTAGCACCAAAGCAATACGGCAATCCTACTCCGCAAATGAGTAACATGCAAATGCCACAATCAAACGTATCATTTAACATGCAACCACCTATACCAAACATGAATCAAGTACCACAAGGCCCTATGGGCATACAGCAAACACAAGGTCAAAACAGATTTGGTGTAGGACTAGCAAGACCATCACAAATGCTACAATCAACTCAGGTATCTTAATATGAATGAATTTATCGCCACACTATTCTTAGCTAGAGAATTAGCACATAGATACCACTTATCTACTAAAAGCTATTCACAACACAAAGCTCTACAAAACTTCTACGAAGATCTATTAGACTTGATAGATGATCTCACAGAAATGACACAGGGCGCACATGGCCTATTAGATATACCTATTCTTACAGAAAAGAAATCATACAAAGAAGCTTTATACTGTATCGCTGACAAACTACAATACATAGAAAACAATCGCTATAAAGTATTTAGCAAGAACGAAACAGCTATACAAAACAAGATAGACGAAATCGTAGCTGTATTCTTAACAGCAATTTACAAGCTAGAAAACCTAAAGTAAGGATATCATATGCAAAACAGCAAACCTGGTTTATGGGCTAATATCCATGCTAAAAGAAAAAGAATAGAAGCTGGATCAGGTGAGCAAATGCGTAAACCTGGAAGTGAAGGCGCACCAACAAAGGAAGCCTTTAAAAACTCCCAATCTGATCCTAAAAAGATGGCCAAAGCACTTACAAAATACAAATAATAATAACGAGGAATTGGGCTACCCCAATTATGAGTGAAAATGAATGAAAACAATGATTTAACTTCTAAAGTAGATAATTCTACTAGAGAAAAGACTGGCGGCAGACAAAAAGGCACGCCTAATAAAGTAAATGCTACAGTTAAAGATAATGTATTAGCTGTATTTAATCGTTTAGGTGGAACTGCTCAGATGGCTATATGGGCTACTGAGAACCAAACAGAGTTTTACAGACTATATTCCAAGCTAATACCTTCAGAAGTAAACCAAAAGACTGAGCATAGCGGTGAAGTTCAGTATAAATGGTTAGATGATGGAAAATGAGATTGTAGAAGAACAAGAGATAGAACCTACAGTCGTTCATATCCCTTATTCACCAAGACAGGCTTTCAAGCCATTACATAGTAATAACAAAAGATGGGTAGTTGTTGTAGCCCATAGACGTGCAGGTAAAACTGTAGCTTGTGTTAATCATCTTATACGAGATGCTATGACAACACAAAGAACTGATTTTCGTGGTGCATATATTGCCCCATATTACAGGCAGGCCAAGAGTGTTGCATGGGATTACTTTAAATACTTCACAAGAGTTATACAAGGCACTACGATTAACGAGTCTGAAATGCGAATAGACTTTGCTAACGGTGCAAGAATACAATTATTTGGTGCAGATAATGCAGATACACTTCGTGGTCTGTTCTTTGATTGCATCATAGCTGACGAGTATGGTGATTGGAAACCGTCAGTATGGAATTATGTTATACGCCCAGCGTTAGCCGATAGACAAGGTAAAGCTATTATTATTGGCACACCTAAAGGTCGCAA